CAATGGTGTTGTATTAATGTACGAAGGATGGAATCCTTTTGCAGACAATGGTCAAGGTGCACTTCAACCTTTTGAACCTCCATTCTTTCAAACATATAAAGCAATGCCTTTCTGTGGTACATTATGTATTCCTACAGTAGAAGGTTGTTTAGATGCTACAGCACTGAACTATAACGAAGAAGCAAACACAGATGACGGTAGTTGTATAGAGATAATAGCAGGTTGTACTAATGAATTGGCTTTTAATTATGATGAAGAGGCTAACTATGATGATAATTCATGTGAGGCCGTGGTAGTTGGTTGTATGGATACAATAGCATGGAACTACAATGAAGACGCTAATACAGATGGTGGTGATTGTATATATTTAGGATGTACTGATTTTTCAGCATGTAACTTTAATCCAAATGCTAATGCAGATAGTGGAGGATGTACTTATGCTGATCTATATTATAATTGTAGTGATATATGTATAAATGATGCTGACTCAGATGGAATATGTGATGAGCTTGAAATATTAGGTTGTACTAGTATAGCTGCTATTAACTATAGTCCAGAAGCTACAGATGATGACGGTAGTTGTATTGGTATAATATATGGTTGTACAGATCTTACTGCTTTTAATTATGATGAAACAGCTAATACAGACAATGGATCTTGTGTACCTGTAATATATGGATGTATAGATGAATTAGCTTTTAACTATGATGCAAGTGCAAATACAGATAATGGAACTTGTATAGAATTTATATACGGTTGTACTGATACAATAGCTCTTAATTATGATCCGCTAGCAAATACATTAGATAATTCTTGTTGTTATATAGGAGGTTGTACTGAATCAACAGCATTAAACTATGATGAAGATGCTTGTTTTGATGACGGTAGTTGTGTAGTTATAATAGAAGGTTGTGCTGATCCTAATGCATATAACTATGATCCACTAGTTAATTTACCAAACAATACTGTTTGTCTTTATGATGCTGGTTGCTATGGAGGACCTGGTGAACCTTATTGGTTAAATGATCAATGTTATGCTTGGGTTATAGATATAGATAATTATTGCTGTACAGAGATTTGGGATGATACTTGTCAGTCTATGTATAACTATTGTTCAGACGGTTGGCCAACTGATATAGATGAACTATCAGGTAGTGATATAATTGTATACCCTAATCCTACAGCAAATACTTTTACTATAGAAACAAGATTAAATATTGATGTAGAACTATATAATATAGTAGGAGAACTTATAGAAACAGATAATATTAAAAGAATAGATTTATCAGATTACCCTAATGGAATGTATAATTTGATTATTACGTATGATAAAATAAGAATAACTAAAAAAATAATTAAATTATGAAATACTTAATAGCATTGTGGTTATTTATAATTGTAGGATGTTCAATATTTAATCCGGGAGACAAATATAATCCTAATCCAAAACCTGCAACTAGTTGCTGTCCTAATGATTCAATTAGAGTTGACACAATAAGATTAACAAACGGAGTAGATCATATAATTATGTTAGATACAGTTAGAATAAAATGAGAATAATTTTATACATATTATTACTTTTATCATTTACGATAAATGCACAAGAAGAAAGTAAGTTTAAAAAAGAACTTAAAAAAACTTTCAAGTTTTCTACATTCTATGGTGCAATAAACGGAGGTAATTCTATTTCTGATATAGATATATACTCTATTACGAATGGACTAGAAACAGATGTAGTAGAAACTCCATTTGATTATTCTATTTCATTAGGGGTAAGAAAGATAGCTAGATTTGGTTACGAAAACAGAGCAAACACATTTTATGACGGTACAGAGAAGTCTTATAGTGATGGAGCTACACTTGGTAAAGTAAAAGGATTTGAATTTCTTTTTGAATTAGATTACGCTAGGCAACAAGGGACGAACTTCCTTAATCAGCAACACTTTGTAAGATATGTTGCCGACAAGTGGATAGCTAAAGTAGAGTATTTACAAGACGGTTTTGCAGACATCCAATACTTTGAGGCATCACAACGTTTTAGATATAAGGCTAGTAAGAAGTTATCTTTTAATATTGGAGCAGTACAACGTATCTCTGAGCCCTATGGTTACGATCCACTTGCTGAGTGGGTGTTGTCTAACGGTAACTTACACTACACAAACCTTGCTATAGAAGAAGGGTATTCAATTGCTTTTGACCCAACGGGTATAACCTATCTAGATCCAAATGGAAACGTAGTAGCTGAAAACACAGAAGTGTGGGAAGCTGTTGTTATTCCAGAGGCCCTGTCTAATTATGCAGAAAGAAAAAGAAGTGAATTAGAAACACAATGGGACCACGGTGTGGTAATTGGTTTTGATTTCTATCATTATACAAAAGACTTTTGGCTGCACTCCTGGGGTAATATCATCCCACTACATTACAATGCAGGAGGAGAATATTCATACCACAACTTTAATGATGGTAAACAATGGAATGATTACTCAACCGGTCTCATTTTTGGTTGGAAACTAAATAAACATCTAGGAGTTTTCTTAGAAGGTAAGTATAATAAGTACTGGAACCGTGAGTGGCATGACTTTAAATTAGGTGTTAATTATATTATATTTTAACTATTTTTTTTGTATATTATATATATAACAATAAAACTTTAAGTTATGATAAATTGGATTAATTCCTGGAAAAAAGGAAATAAGAAAAATAAAATTGATTTTACATTAAGATTTGGATGGTTAACTATTTTTGAATTAAAATGGTGTTTAGTAACTTGTAAACCTGAAGACTGTTGTAAAAATCGTTTTAGATTAATGGTATTAAACTTTGGATTTGAAATATAATGGCAACAAAAACACTAAGTGCATCAATTGATTTAAAAACCTTAGATAATGTAATAGGTATCTTTGGTTTAGATAGTGTTAAATCACAATCATTAAGTTATGATGACACTAATGTTTCAAGTGCCTCAACAGCTTTAACAACATCATATGTTGAATATATTTTAGCTGCTGTTGCTAAAGTTACTTATGTATATATTAAAAATTTAGACACTACTCATCATGTTCTAATGGCTAATGCTGCTTCAGCAGAATGGGGCAGAATACCACCAGGAGAATGGGCTTTTTTCCCAGTTGCTCCTAATATAGGACTTGAATTAAAAGGTAGTGCAGCTATAAATATTGAATATGCTTTTTTTAGAGCACCTTAAAAAACTAACAAATGGAATTAGACGGATTAAAAAACGTAAAAGTAAGTGCACATAGGTCTCAAATGACTTTTTGTGCTAGCTGTAAGAGCTGTCCAGCAATTGACATCTCAACTGAATCTGATAGAGTAGTAGTAGGAGGAGAAGATGAAGGATATACTGAGTTTACAAAAGATCAATTTGAACTTTTTTGTAAAACTATTAAAGAAGGTGCTTTTGATAGATTTTTTAAATAATTATTAATTATGGAAAAGGAATGTATTTGTGGTCAAACTAAAAACACTGATGGAACGTGTGATGGATCTCACTCTAATGTTTGTGAAGAAGTTGACTTAAATGAAGATGTCCCTTTTGCTGATAAACTATAAAGCTATGCCTGCAAATATGAAAAAAGCCGGAAAAAAATACATGTACGGTGGAATGAAAAAGAAAAAAATGTCTAAAGGGGGAACCCTTAAACCTGTACCCAAAGATAACAAAGGATTAGGTAAATTACCTGAAGATGTCCGTAATAAAATGGGGTATATGATGTATGGTGGATCTAAAGTTAAAAAGATGAAGCCATATATGTATGGTGGAAAAAAAGTTCCTGGAATGTTTGAAGAAGATGAAAGAATGATGTATGGTGGTATGAAGAAAAAAAGAATGCAATATGGAGGAACAACAACAACTACTACTACAGAAGATGAGAAAAGAAAAGATGAAGAAGACAACACAGGTAGAGAGGCTGTGGCTGGCTCAAATCAAGCAAAAAACTGGAATAAGAAACTTACTAGATTAACTGATAAAAGAAGAGAAAGAAAATCTAAAGGTAAGTCTACTAAAAGGCTTCAAAAAAGAATTAATAAAGCTATGAAAAAAGCAGGAAATTAATTAATTATGTCAAGATCAGTATTTTGCAGTAGTTGTAATAAAAGTTATTATCCTTGCCCGGATACTAAAACGGATGCAGAATGTTGTGCAAATGCTTGTCAAACAAAGCCTACTTTAACTCCTAAAAAACAAAAATTAGGAGGCCAAGTTAGAATGAAAAACGGAGGTGTAGTACCTGGAATGTATTATAATGCGTGATGGGTTGGATACAAAAAGCTACTGATAGTATAAAACGTAGAGGTACTGAAGGTGTTTGTACTGGTGATAAATTTGGTGGATCTAGTTGTAGACCGGGAACTAAAAGATATAATTTAGCTAAAACATTTAAAAAAATGTCTAAAAAGCAAAAAGGAGGTAGTTATGATGAAGCTTTAAAAAAAGCTAATAATGCTGTGGCTAATGAAATACGAATACAAATTGAAGCTAAAGCAAAAAAACAGGAAAAAAAGTTTAAAGAAAAAAAACAATTTGGAGGGGCAGTAGGGCCCAATGGGATTTTATAAACTAAAATATAAACTATGGGAGTATTAAATAAATTATTCTCTGGAGGAGCTAGCAAATTAGTTGAATCGGTAGGTGGTGTAATAGATAATTTAGTAACAACAGATGAGGAAAAGCTTGATGCAAAAAGAAAGCTTAAAGAAATGATCATGAACCATGAGGTTCAGATGGAAAAAAATATAACTGACCGTTGGACTGCAGATATGAATTCTGACAGTTGGTTAAGTAAGAATGTAAGACCTATGGTTCTTATATTTTTAATTGTTTGTACTATGATATTAATTTTTATTGATGCTGGTGCAGTTAAATTTGAAGTAGAAGAAAAATGGACTGACTTACTTCAATTAGTATTAATTACTGTTATTGGTGCTTATTTTGGAGGAAGATCAGTTGAAAAGTTTAATAAAAAGAAAAAATAATGGCAAAAATGGCCACTTTCCTATATAGGGGAACTAATAGTAAAAAAAGAAGAGGTGTGCATAGTAAAAATGCTAGTAAATCTCAAAATTCTTATAAAAAACCTTATAGAGGACAGGGCAAATAAAAATAATAAATTATGGCAGCAATAATATTAAATTCATCATTTACACTAAATAGTTCTACAGGAACAGATCCTGTTAATATTAGTATAGCTCCTAATTTTTCTACGGTAGAACCTTCTGGATCTGGATCTCAACAATTAAGTCCTGGTATAACATATCCTATTTTAAGTATTGCAGGTACTACAGATTATTATGTTTTAATAAGAAATATAGGAATGGCTAGTGGTACAAAACATGGTAATGTTCATGTGAGAAGTGGTAAGTCAGAAAGCATTGCTCTTCTTAAACCTAATGATTTTATGTTTTTTCCTTTAAAATCTGGTGTAGGATTACAAGTTGTTTATGATACAAGTGAAACTACAGTAGACTGGTTTTATTGGACTAGATCTGGTTAAAATTTTTTATTATGTCTGGACCTCAATTTTCAGGAAATCCTCCCGGTTTAAAAGCTTATCTTCTAGCTTTTTATGACTCAACAGGGTCATATACTCAATATTATAATCCATCTGCAATTTTAGGATTTGAAAAAATAAATACCACATCTTTTAAAATTTATATACAAGGTGCAAAAGATGTAAATGCTAAAGACATAATAACTTTAACACATACTACAGCTATTACTTATAAAGATGCTGTAGAATATATTGTTACTGCAATCGCAGAAGGTTCTATTCATGTATCAAGTAATAAATTTTTATCTATAATAGGAACAAGTGTTCCAGAAAATTTAAGACCAGAGTTCACATCTTGTACTATTACATATGGAACATGTTGTGGAGCTGGAGGTACAATTCCAAAACAACTTGCTAAAACAACTACTACTTTTGAATGGAATACTTCTGGTGGTCAAGATTGGTGTGTTCCTTTTGGTACAGGAAGTACAGCTGTAAGTTTTGCAAGTAATCAGTTAACAGATGATCAAACAAGAGATGCTGTTTTATTTGACCTTTTAGGAAAAATAGAAATAGTTAGAATATATGGCTTTTTAGAATCATCTCTTACATCAGGATCTGTGCAACTTTTTGAAGGTACATTTACTATGGGTTCTAGTTATACAGGAACTCAAACTTTTACTATAGGATCTTCTCTTGGTATAGTTGGTCAATCAGCTGCTAATACTTATTATCCCTTTTCAATTACTAGTGGTTTTGCAAGTAAAGCTCCCGGATTAATGAGAGCTTTAAAACTAGTCAACAGAAATGCTGATACTAGAGTTTATAAAGGACAAGTTACATATGAATATGTTATTAATGAATAGTTATTTTTCTTTAAGTAACCCTTCTATAATAATTAAATAATTTATTGCATCTCCAAATTTTTCATTTATAAGTTCTTGTGATGGTTTTTCATTAGGTAATTTTTTAATTATAGATTGTATTGATTCAAGATGTTTTGCTAGATAACTCCAAGCTACCTGTTCTGGTTCAGTGTGTAAAGAAAATCCTGTACCATTTTTAAAAGACTTAAATACGTCCTCTTTATGGGCATATTCTGCACGCTTTGCTAACAAAGTGTTCTCAGTTCTGCTAAAAATTTTATCTATTAGTTTTATAAATTTTTGTTCTGTCATTAGAATATATATCTTATTGTGTTAATATTAAAGTATTTACTATATAAATTAGTAAAGTTATCAAGAGCTCTTCTTTTTTTTCTTACCGGGTATCTTAATGTACCACTTAAATTTTTTGGTTCATCAGAATACTTCATAAGCTCACGTGCTTCTTCACTAGCTCTATTCATTTGGTATACATGATTAGTTAAAGCAATAACTTCACATTTATTTTCACCTGCATATTTTTTTACAAGTTTAAATAATGCATCATATTCCTCACTCCAACCTGGATAAAATATAAGAGGTGAATAATTTAAATGTACTTCCCATCCTAACTTCTTAAGTCTATCTACATCTTTTATTCTTGATAATATATTTTGCATTTTAGGTTCAAGAATGTCTGAATACTTTTGAGGCATAAGACTAACTCTTACACGTGGTGGTTTATTAAAATGATTTACATCAAGTTTTAATAATCCTGGATACTTAGTAGCCATAGTACTATTAAGTTGTGGATGATTGTCATACATCTTAAGGTAATTATGAAGAGTACCTGGTACATGTTTTTGCATTAAAACTAGATCTGAATTACACGCAATGTCTACCATTGTGTATACAGGATCTTGTTGATTAGGAACTTTAGTATAAGTTTTTTCCCATTCAACTACAGAATTAAATACTTCATTAATGTTTTCATTAACAAATACTCTTTTACCGTTATATCTAGACATATAACAATAGGTGTCTACACAGCCCCCATAGCACCCATAAATTATATTTGGAGCTATGCAGTCACTACTATTGTTATTTGTCTTTGTTACTAATGTTTTTGTTTTTTGATATTTTATTGCCATTAAAATTCTAAATCATTACGGTCAACTTCATCAATAATATGTTTCTTGATAAAGTCTTTTAACCAGGTTTTTATTTTTTGTATTAAACTTTTCTTTTTTGGTTCCTTCCCAAATCCTTGGGCATTCATAATTTCTCTACTTGACATAATTTTTATTTTAGTACACTCAGTAGGACTTGAACCTACAACCTACAGCTTAGAAGGCTGTTGCTCTATCCAATTGAGCTATGAGTGCATAAGAATTAAATAAAGGCAAGAGATGGGAACCGCCAATGGTTTCTCTCTTATTAAGTTGCTACAACCTCGTCAGGAATTACTCCCTTCAACACCTTTATTTAATCCACTTCTGACATGACTCAGATTTTACATAAAATGCTCACCATCCCAATCACCTAATTCATTCATTGGTTCAGCAGCATCTAATTCATCAATAGTTCTACCATCTGGTAATACTATTTCATGTTCATCTACATGTATATTACTAGAATCATTTGTTTTTAATTGTGAATTACTAACTAATTCACTAATCATAAACTGATGAAACTTTTGTTGATCAGACATCCATGACCTAGGATGAGACTTTTTTAATGCATGCGTAACATGATTATAAAATGTCCAAGCAGTATCATCTTCTTTGTAATCATAAGATGGTTTATCTATTTCATTTTTAATACAAGATACTTGTGATGAATCAATAAGATTCTCATCAATAAATAATCTACCTACCAGTTCAGCTTGTTCTTTTCTAGATAAATCACACTTTTTAAAACTATTTCTATCTTTTATTAACTGAGTAAAGTGTTTATTACCTTGTTTAACTTGAGACATAATATGATTAAAAGCTTCTTTATCTGCACTACCTGTATGTTTTCTAGCATATGATGCCATATCACCACAGACCATACCGTTACCACAAACTCTTACAAAAGCTCCTATCCCGCATTGAAATCTTGTGCTTTTATCATATGAGTTTGACCAAGCAAACATCATACCTAGTTCAGGGTCTTGTGTAGACTCTATTTGATATATACCTTGAGCAATGTTACCATTAGCTGTAGATCTGTATTCTTCATTTTTAACATTGAAACCGTGAGTTTTTAATATGCTTCTTGCAGCATCAATAAGAAATTTATGACGAATAACTGTATAAGTTTTTCCATGATTTGGATATTGTACTGCAGATAAATCCTCTGCAGTACAACTTGTTGGTTTTGTATATCCCATTTTTTTATTTTTAAAGTTAAATAATTATTGTTAAAATAACAACAACTGATTAGTTTTAATTCCTATAATATTATTGATTTCTTTTTCTATAGCATCTAAATAATATTTTTCATTAATATTATATGATTCCCAAGTTTTATTTTCAATTTTATTCATAACAGTTTGCATCCATCTGCCTGCTTCTAATTGAATTTCTCTTTTATCACTTTTATTAATTTTAATTATTTTAACACCTTTGTTAGAAATATAATATCTGTTTATTTTTTGAAGTTTTTCTTCATCAGCTTGTCCATCTTTTACAGATCTAGCAACTTGTTGCCAATTACCTTTAGATTTACCACCTATACAATAATCAAGAATATTTTTATTATTTTTAAGTGTTTCTTCTGGTAAAATTCCATCAACAAAGTATGCATACAATGCTTTTGGAATGATCAGTTTAGATTTGTTCTTATGAAGAGCTAAATTTTCAAACTCAAAACGTCCCTTACATTTAGCTTTACCATTACTATCAACAGCTATATAGTTATTAACATCAGCTAATACTAATTTATTATATTGATCATGTTCTAAGTTAAGATTAGTTATCTCTTCCCATTTTTTACATACATCCATATAAATTTTTTGTTTTGATCTAGGTATAACTGTCTCAACACCATCAGTATTTTGTAATAAAGGTATTGCTTCTGGTATTGCTTCCATGATCATTTCATAAAGCATCATCAGTGTAAGTTGACCATTAACAGTAATAAACATAGTAAACTGCGGATCATACAGGAAAGAGTTCTTGTCATTACTAAGACCATATGTACTATTAAGTATAATTTTATATACATAGTTCATAGGATTACTCTTAGGAATCTTTTTTCTTTCTGTAAAAAACCACTCATATAGATCACAAAATGCTTTCTTATCTAAATGTGCAGGTGCAATCTTATTCATAATAGCTAAATTAGGATAAAAGCTTGTAACATCAGAAGACATTATTACATTATCTTCATCTGATTCATAAACGCCAGGTTTATTAGCACCGTGAGCACCACCTAAACCAAAATGTGTTCTAACTCCTTTATATTTAACTACATATTTAAATCCACCTTTAGTTTGATTAGGATTAAGCTCAATATCTTGGAACCTGTTTAATAAATTATTAAATTCAACTGTGTCAAACTTAATATAATCTAATATTAAATCTTTAATTTTAATTACATTTCTAAATGTTCTTAGTTTTTTAAGTTCATATTTAGGTATACCTAACTGATCACCAAGATAATAAGCAAATAACTCTTTACTTATACGTGGTTCAGATGCACTAAATAAATTAATATTATATTGCTCAGTAAGATTTTTACGTAATGCAATTAAAGGTTTACATCTATTAAAGATTTCTTTAGTTGCTTCCACATCATTAATACAGTATTCAATAATTAGATCTAATTGATCTTGTGTATTTATTTCTGTTTCATGATGTATAGGCATGTCTAATATGTTATCCCAGTCCATAGTGTATTCTATCCACTTAAGACTAGATCTCTTAGCCATGTTATCCCAATGGTTTAATTTAAATACATCTATTTGTTTAATAGTCATATGCCATTCAGGAAATTCTTGAAATTCTCTTTTATTAGATCTTTCTATAGCTTGTTGAGCACAAAGATATATTTCTTCAGCAATTTCTTCTCCGTCCATTAACTTTAAATTTTCATGCTCTCTTATTATATAGTGAGTGATCTGTGCATCAAATGCTAATCCATTATAGGATATATGCCACTCTTTATTTTCAATATTTTCTTTTAGGAATTCAATAAACTTTTCATAATCATTTTGTAATTTACAAATAGAAAAGACTTTTGTCTGATCTGTTTTATAATGTGTAAATACACCAACAAAACAATTTGATAAAGTTTCATAATCCATTATCCAATGATTCATAGTCATGTCATTTTAATACCAAAAGAAAAGGGCCCGTTCGGACCCTTCTCAATGGAAAAATTTAAAAAAAATGGAGGTATAAAGGTCCTCAGCCTATACTTTCTCAATAATGGGTGTAGTTGCTGTTGCACCTACAAGCTCACTATCAGATAAAAAGAATTCATCTAATTCAATTGCATCAGGATTTACTGCAAACATTTGAATTGTTTCTCTAATTTCTTCTTCAGTTACTATATAATGTTCAGAACAAGTGTCAACAAGCCTTCTTTCTTCTTTTACTTTTTTTCCATTTGCTCTTGGTTTACCTTTAACAGGTATTTCATCTCCATTATCATCTAGTTTAGGAACCATATGATAACTTTGTTTCATATATTTACCAATAACTACCATCATTTTTTCTCTTGGTGAGAATAAACATTCAACAAATGGACAATCATTAGTAATAGGTATTAATTTAAAGCTTTTCATTTGACCAAAAGCACTTTTAACTAACATCATGCTTTTTGGATTTTCTTGTATATATTTTTTATTTTTTGCCATGGTTTTTAATTTTTAATTTTTAAATATAATGATTTTTTTATTAATTCACAATCAGAAGTAAAATCTTCTTTTTGAAAATCTGGTTTGCTACACAATTCACCTACTAATTCTAGGTCTTTTTGATTAATATTTAATAACTCTGAATAATCTTCAAAATAATATTCAGGATATAAATAACTTTCTACATATTCTGCTATTTTACCCTTTTCACCAAAAAACTTTATAATAGTTTCTTTTGTTTTTTTACTAAATTTTGAATATTTACCTTGTTTAAACTTTTGTAAATCTCTTTTTTTAAGAGGTAGTGTTAAATCAAAAATATATAAATAATTATAATCATTTATTATATATTCTGTATGATATAAAGGTAGAGTTTTAATTACTTTATCAGAAAATAATATAAAATCATTTTTATTTCTCTTATCAAATCTATAAAGACATAAAAGCTTGTTACAATCTATTGTATATTCATCTCCCCAAGATAAATATGTTTGATTAGGAACAAACTTTATGCCTTTTTTAATATCTAATAAAGGATATAAAAAAACTTTGCTTTTTTGAAAATATTCTTTATATAATTTTTCCACTATAATATTACGTTGTTATTAGCAAATTCATATGGTAAACTATAATCTCTTTTTATGTAATGGTAATTAGCTTCTTTTAATATTTGTTCTAACCCATTAAACCAAGTATTTAGTGTTTCTTTTGATACATCAAATACATATACTTGATTATAGTTATCAACCACTACAAAATTAAAATTAATTTTATAATTTGTTATATCTTTTTTAGAACTTTTTATCACCAATGTAATGTAAATAACTGCTTGTATCCAATAATTATAAAAATCTACAGTTTCTGCAAATTTATCTAATCCTTTAGATGTTGTTTTAAAATCTATAACAGTTATTTCTTTTGATTCATGATCAATAGTATATCTATCAATATAACCTTTAAGACCAAACACATAATCATTTAATTCACATTCTAAATATTTTTCATTATAAGATTCTAATGGATCTAATTCAAAATCAGTTACATTATCTTCTAATAAAGACATAACATTCTTATTAGATTTTATTTGTTTAACTCTTTCAACTGCTTTTGCTAATATATCATTGTCTATAATATCTTTTTTCTGATCTTGACATAGAAATTTATAATATTCTTCATTTTCTTCAGTTTGAATTTTAGATAATTTTTTTGAATCATCTTTAAATGATTGATATAAGTTGTTTTCTTTTAAAGATTGTATGATTTCATTATCTAAATCTTTTAACTTAATAAAGTTATTTGGATCATAAAATTTACTATTAATAGCTTTTAGTACTTTACGAATATTATCTGATGGTATCTTATTAGGAACAATAGAAAACTCTTTATGTAGCTTCTCAGGCTGTAATAACATTAAATGAAGTAATTTACCTTCAATTAAATGTTTATCAGTCTTGATTTCCCTTTCTTTAAGAATATAGTCTTTGTAAAAAAGTTTGGGTGAAAATAATAATTTGTTTAGTGAAGAGTAACTAAACTTATAATCACTACTATAAAATGCTTCTTCTTTAATTGGATCTTTCATAATTAATATTTTAAAGATAAAGTGGGTGCATCTCAACACCCACTCTACCAAGCTGGTTTTTATATTACTATGGCTAACTCCAGCTTATTCATTGACTAACTTAACTAAATATTCATTTTTTAATTTTAAATCACTTGCATTTAAACTAAAAACACAATCTTTACCACCTACTTGATGATTACCTTCTAAAACTCTTTTAAACATAACAGAAGCTATAAGACTTGCTGCCCATGCTGTTAAACACTTATCTTTAACCATATGTTTAATTAGCTGACTATAAGCATGTCCCCATGAAGATAGTTGAATATCAATATAAAATTCAAATTCTTTTCTAAGATATTTAAAATTTACTTGATTCCAAACATTACTGTTTTTCATATCATTTGAACATACTGCAAATAATAAACATAAAAAAGTTCTAGATTTATCTACATTGCAATTAGCCATCATAGTCATTCCAACACTTCTATTTTCTGTATCACCTGAATTAATCATACTATAAACACTTTTAAACTCTTCTTTATTTATAGTAATTGAATCTTCAGTACACAAAAGATTAAGATTAGAATCAAAAATAACTTTATCTATATTATTTTTCACAAAATTCATATTATTAAATGAAGCTTCTGGATAATAATATAAATAACCTGCCTGTTTAGTTACATAATCTTTTAAATAAGAACGATATCTACTTAATTTTTCTCCATAACCAGAAGAAGCATAATAATAAGATTGGGTAAAAGTAATTTCACAATCATCACCATATAAATCTTCAATTAACTTTACTTGTTTATGCATACAGTTTTGATCATCACTAGTTAAATTTTTCCATTCTTTACCTTTACTATAACAACTTTTAAGAGTTTTAAAATCTATACTACTAGAATAGCTATTTTGAACCATCTTTTTAATTGTTTGATCACCTATTACTATTATATCAGCAATATCTCTCTTTCTAGTAACTTTAAAATCACATTCTTCTGCAAATAAAGCTAACTTATCTCTAGATAAAGTTAAATGTGGTAATCTATAAACTGTATCAACACTATCAATAAAATCTTGTTTAGTATAGTTTTGAAGTTTATCTTTTGGAAGTAATTGACTTATTAATTTTTTTCCTACTGTCCAGTCATCTCTGCCAATATAAATACCAAGATTTGATAAACCAAGACTTTTTAAGCTATCTTTATGTGGATCTATATCTATACTTATTACATTTCTATTTTTCATAATTATATTTTTTATATTCAGGTTTAACCTCTACCCTAAAAGTGTAAAGATCTCTATTATCAATTCTTATTTCTTTTCTAACTATTGGTTCTAAGTATTTAAATGATTCTCTATTTAAAACTTTTTTCTGTTCAAGTTTTTGTATCATTTGTAAAGCAGTCATATGATAATAATCTGAAATACCAGATGCTTGTTTCCAATATTGTACATCTTTATTTCTATTAAACACATATAAATCTGTACCTATTTCTTGACCTAGACTCCACAATAAATGATATTTTTTATTCCAATCAATAGTAGGAAGTAATGCTCCAACCATATTATAATTATCTGCACCACCTTGTTTCATTAAAGAAACAACATCATCTAGTATTTGCTGAGTCAGCTCAACTTTAGTAGCTGATTGATGCATTACTTTATCAATATCCCAAACTTCTGCATTACCTAACTCAACTTCATAAGCTGCATTAACTGCAAGACCTGTAACTATATAAGAATCATAAGGCATACTATAACGATCTGAATTATATCTATCAACCCATTCAGCACATTTAGCATCATAAATAACTCTGGCTAATTCATTACCTCTTTTGTTTTCTTCACAATAATCATTTACATACACACATCCTTTTTCTACTGCTTCATAATTCCATAAATTACAGAACATAGCTCTAGAATTAATAGACTCTTCATTTTGATGATCTCTACATAAATCATCATGTGTTAAATATAAATCTGCTTTAGTATAATCATTAGTTAAAGTAATTTTATGTTCTTTAAGTGCTGCTTTTACTCTTTCAGTAGAAACAGGACTATTTGGAAATAAAAATGCTTTTTTATATAGTGTCAAATCCGGTTCTTTATTTTTATTAGTTTCAAATATATTTTCTATTGTATTTGTTAAACCTTTTGACGTATTTACATAAACTGTTTCTATTGTACCACCTGAATCAACCATGATCCCATAAGGATCACAGTCAATTTCAAAGTGCTCAATAGCAAGAGGATTAAACTCTTGATGTACTGATTTTTTTGTCATATTATTTAATTGTCATTTTAATGATTTCTGGATTCATCATCATTTTATTAAACTTTTGTTTATTACCATTAAAGATGGTTCTTACAATTAAATACTTTAGATCATTAGTAAAATAATCTTTTGTACATAATGTAATTAATCTATCTGTAATCTTTTGATTTACCGTGTTTTCTTTAGAATAAACCACAGAGTAGTTTGCTAATCTGGTAGCCAGAGTTGATGCAATATCTGCTCTATAATTATCATCTTTTCCAACACAACTAGTCAATTGACCCAATACATACTTTTCATCTGTATGAGTTAATAAATCTTTTGGTGTTACTAATTTATCAAGTTTATTATTAATAAATGTAGTAAACATAGATGCAAAAGCATCTCCAACAGATCCTTCACCAATCATTTGAACCATACTTAAATTATCCTCAAACTTTTCAAAACTTGAAATAGAATTAAAGAATGCAGTAATAGATCTTGCATTAGTTTCTTGTGTTACAAGTTCTGGATGTAATAACAAAAAGTTAATACATCTAGTATCAATGCCAACTTCTTCAGCCCACCTAGCCCATACTTCTACATCAAATTTAAGATTAGCAGTAATATATCTAGTCTTTTGTGCTGAGTCAATACTATTAACCATATAATCTCCATTATCTGGATTAGATGTTAAAATTATATGCCAATCTTTTGGTAAAGACCAAGAAATATATTGTTGTCTGTCAACTAACTCCATTACAGCTTGAATAAATCTCATATCTGCACGGTTCCAGTCATCAAGAAGTAATATACCTCCTTCTTTCTTATCAGAAATCCATTCAGGTGCACAATAAGACATTCTATTCTTACCGGTCATCTTCCATCCATTTCTAAGATATTCTTCAACAGCAAGTTCATCAACCCACTGTCCAATCTTTTTAGTTATACCCGTCATTTGTGCAACAGCAGCTGCTTTTTGTGCTTGTGTATAGTTAAGATCATCAATTCTTTTATTAATTTTCTTTTCTTTGAACATTTGAAATTGTCTTACTGGAAAACCAACAAGGTCACCTAACTCTTCTATCTGAGCTAAATTTAGTTTTACAAAATTTAATTCATTCTCTTTAGCTAGATCTAGTACAGCAGATGTTTTACCAATACCTGACTCACCTACTATCTCTACTGCTACAGGATTTTTATTTCCTTCTTGTAAGAACCTATTGTTCTTTATTATATGATTAACAAAATTTTTACATTCATCAATATTTAAATTTACTTGTGCCATAGTTTTTTAGTTTAATTGTATTTTTAATCCTGGTAAGTTTTCATTTACATTACATTGAGAACTGTGAACCCAAAGTGTATTCTTTGGACAATCCTCTGGAGTTGCTGCCTCACCATCTGTTAAATATATAAGAGCTGTATAAACTCCTTTTTTTTTGTTAAATAGATCTATTACAGGTTGAAATACTGTACCACCTCTACCTTTAATCTCCCAATCCTTTCTTGGATTAAAGACTTCTACTGAATTTATTTGTGTATCACACTGGGCAACTGTAATTTGATGACCAGTTTTATGCATATGTGTAAGTTCACTCATAAATTCTTTTAATTCCTTGTTAGACACAGATCCTGATGTGTCAACACCAACAAGTATATTATTCTTAAATTTAATTTTAAGACCCGGATTATCACTATATCTTTTATTATACTTACGTCTAAGTTTTTTAGTATAGGATACCGTAGAATTACCAACAAATCTTCTTAAATAACCTTTCCAATCAAATTTAGGTGGTTCAATAGTTGTAAGCCTTTTAATAAGATCAGCTAATTCACCTGGAATATTACCACATCTTTTTTGAGTTTGTTCTGCAGTTTCTTTAATTTGATGTTCAATTTGTTTTTGCACTAGCTTCTTTTCTGCTTCTGTAAGCTCATCAAATTCTTTCCATGTTTTATGATCATATTGGCTGTCACCATCCATCTGATCTAGTATAGATTGAAGTGACTCACAAGGATTATTCTTAATATCTTGCTCCAATAAATCATAATATTTTTTAGTACCAGCTTTTTTAGGAAGATTAAGTTCTGGAAATGTATCCAAGAATAAACCACCTTCAGGTAATGCATCACGATCTATATATTGATTAATTTCTAAATCTGCAGCTATATTAAATAGCTTATGATTAGAATATAAATCTCTCATTACTAAATGTCCAAATGATATATGTAACAATTCATGTTTTAATAAACCCATTCTTTGTTTATCATTAAGACTATTAAAAAATTCTGTATTAATAGATAATTGTACACCTATACCATTTTTACTCACACCCGCTGTGGGTATGTCATTTCTAAAGACTTTATTAAGTCCAACTAAAAAGAGCCCATAAAAGGGCTCTCTTAAAATTAATGTTTTACTTGCTCTTGCAAGTGATTCTGCAATATTTACCATGCTAATTCTAATTTAAGACTTTTAATTATTTCACCTTGTCCACCTGCAATACCTTTTAAATAAAGCTGACACAATTCATATTCTGCAATTTTTTTATCAACTTCAGAAGGATTTTGTTTTTTTATTATTTTAAACAATTCTTTCCAAGGTAAACAATCATGAATAAGTTTTGATCTGAGTTCTTCTTTATTATAACCTTTATCTTCTATACTTTTTTGATCTAAAAAAGACTGTATAAATGTATGTCTTCTTCTACCAGGTAATGCTTTTACTAATATTTGCAAAGAAGCATGAGATAAATCACTATTTAATATATTAGAAATACCAATTTCCATATCTTCTGCTCCTGCAGATAATAATTTATATATGTTTTTATATTCTTTTAAAGTTATTTTAATCATTTATTTTCATTGTTTTAATCATCCATAAGGGTAGTTTTTTCTTATGGATATTGTCTAACCATTCTTTTGCAGAGGGAATGTAATTATTACAATCCTCTCTTACATGTTGTTCTGCAACATATCTTGTATAAACAGGTTTACCATCTGAATTTGTAAATACAGGCCCAAACTTTCTTTCACATTCAAA